TATTAAACGAAGGTTTCTGTAGGTGTTTCGAATACATCTTCGTCTTCGAGATTAATCCCAGCATCGACCTTGGTGTAAAGATCAACGAATGCCTCTTTTGTTTCATCATCAAATCGGTTAACACATAACTGAATTGATTTCATTTTATCCTTAAAGATAGCATGGGTTTGAACGATATGACATAAACGTCTAGTCGAGATGATTTCATCGATTGCATCCATTGCGAATGTATCACGAATCGTTTTGGCCCAGTTGGTCAAGTGATCGGCAAATTCTTCGTCAACTTCACCTGAGTAAAGCATCATATGTTTCATGACAATACGCTTCTCAATAGCAGCAGAAGGATAAGGTTGTTCAAGTGTGATAGCGAATCGTTCAAGAAAAGCTTCGTCGATGATTGTCGCCGCGGCGAATCGGCCGTCTTCTGAACCCTTACCTTTAGTGTTAGCAGTAGCAATCACATTAAACCCTTTTGCAGGTCGAATGATTTCACCCGTCTTTTTGATTAAAATAGGTTTGCCTTCCAACACAGCTTGAAGACACATAATCTTGTTAGTGCCACGGTCGATTTCATCAAGCAATAACAAAGACCCAGTTTCCATTGCCTGTATAACAGGACCTTTCTGAAAGATAGTTTCTCCTCCGATCAAACGGAGACCGCCAAGTAAATCATCCTCATCTGTTTCAGGTGAGATTTGAACACGGACGCAAGGAAGACGCAATTTAGCACAGGCTTGTTCGACCATCAGAGTTTTTCCGTTTCCAGACAAACCAGAGGTGAACATTGGGTAGAACATTTTAGATTTGATGATTTTAGTTACATCTGAAAAGTGACCCCAGGCCACATAGGTATCTAACACGTCTGGTATAAATGTATCTGTAGAGACAACCGAAGCGACCTTCTTAGCTGCCGTTGGCGCTGTTACTACAGGCGCCGCGGGTATTACCATTGAAACCACGTTTTGTACCGCAGGAGCAACATAAATGTCATCCTTCTCAAAGATTGATACAGCAGCAGAAAGATCATAGCGACCATTCTCAAGCTTGGGGTGAGCAACAGCGATTTGTCGACCAAAGTTATGTGAGTAACCCATGTCTCGTGCGATGTCTGCGACCGTGTCGGCGCGAAATTCTGTTGATGTAGGATATAGGTTGACTACATTGCGTACAACCTCGACGATCTTAGCCACGTTGGCGTCTGTGATCTTCATTGTGGGTTTTGCCATCACACTCATGCGATAGTTGAATAATTCGGTAATGTTTTTAGTAACGTTTTTCATAATATATTTTCTCTTAATTCTCAATTTCTATACATGTATTATACCACAATACAAGCCATATGTCAACAACTGATTTCAGTTTTGTTAGAATTAGTTGTTATACCCTTATAACTTTTAGTTATAACGATCATGCCACCATATCAACGAATTCAGCGGCGAATAGACGTTTAGTTTTCTTACCAACGCTGTGTTTCTTGAATGCATTCCGAATCTGGTTAGGAGTTGCATCTTCAGCAACTTCAAACTCCTTCCGTTCTGTATCAATTCCAGATGAATTTATAATAAACAGACGATCATATCCCAAAGCATCATCAACTGATATGAATTTGTTTTTGTTGAATTCTTTACCAAGAGCTTCCATTTTATAATCCTCTTTAGCGCCACGGTCCTTGGCTGAATATAATTTTGATTGCATACATCTCTTATTTGCAGCAATGAAGTAACCAATTACATTAAACTCTGATTGAAGATGTTTAAGCATGTCAGATTGAAGCATGGTGTACATTTGCATACGATCTTGGTATTTGTAAATTTTGCCGTCGACTTCGACCTGATAAGAGTCATAGTTTATACCATAACTTACACCTGGATTAGCCACTCGATGCTCTATGACTGATCGATCTATGTTATGTTGAGTACTAGCACCATCACCATCAGTCAAAAATATTGCAGTAACCTTTTGTATGTTATGAGTCGCCTTGAATTTTCGAAGTATGTGTCTAGACGTCATAATTGATTCAACTAAAGGTGTGCCTCCTAATTGATAATCGCTGCGGGGATTGTTATTCTGAGTGTGGCGTCCATATACACCGTCAATCGCCATTTCAAGTAGAAACGTGTAAGCACCGAGGTATTCTTGTTTAGTCATCTCAGAACTTAGGAGTTGACGAATAGTTGTACCACGTGAAGCTATCTCTTGATCTTGCATCACAGCATCGATTCGATCATTTTGAGCCGAATCATATCTAGAACTAGTAGAAGTGAAACTATATACATCGAATGGAATCTGAGCACGTTTACAAAATGAAGCAAGGATTAGCGTCTGTTTAATGACGTCTCCAATGAAATTTCCCATAGAACCAGAAAAGTCAATAAACATAACCATTCCATGACTCTTAGCATCAGCCAATGAAGTCACCGCTTTAAAGATATTATCATCATATTTGTATGAATGAATCTTGTTAACGTCGAGAACTCCCTTAGTGGCCGTGGTAGCACGACTGAATTGAAAAGCATGTTTCTTCAAATCAAATTCTTTCATCAGCAATGAAACTGCGATCTTTGTTGTTTTATTAAATTCATCACTTTCTGTCTTAAGATGATCATTCAAAACCGTAAAAAACCTAGATTGTCTAGATTCTTCAGCTCTATAATCTGCACGTGTTTTTATAATCTCTTTATAACCCCTAATGATTACATTTGCAGTCTTTTTAGTAACAGCTTTCATATAATAAACAGGTAGGTTATTTGAGTCATTCATCTTGCCAGCTTCTTCATTCTTTCGAAAAGCATCGTCGGTAAATGGAGCGGGTGGATTCTTTGCTTGTTCTTCGGCCGGACCGCCGGCTTTATTATTCTTGGCTCGGGTTTCTTCCGTTTCTTCCGTTTCTTCCTTCGATTCACCAGAAGATTGTTCGTCTTCAGATTCTGCACCAGAACTCTCATTTTCATCTGAGTCGCCAGAAGATTGTTCGTCTTCAGAGTCGCCAGTTCCTTCTGGGTTTTCAGTCAAATCACTTTCAGACGTCATCTCGTCAAATTCTGAATCTTCACCTTGGCCATTTGGTTGATTATCAGGTTGGTCATTAGCATTGGCCTTTAATTCGTCTGCATAATCTGAAAGCATTCTACAAACGTTAAGTGTATCTTCCCAAGTTTCGACGGCCATTGCCGCGTTTAATAAAGGTTGTTCTTCAGCTGAAAAGTTAACAGTCATGAGATCACGAGCCTTTGCCTTAATATTGAGACGATCTATGAAGTGTAGAGTGTTAACGTCTTTTCCGTCAAGACCGAAGAAGTTACGCTCTATCAATTCCATATAACCTCGTTTGAAACAAACGATCAATCCAGGGTATGCCCTGATCACCAACTTCTCGATTCTAATATCTTCGATAATGTTAATGAATGAACGAGGAATCCCCGGGACGTCTTCTTTAGCATCATGCCAACCTTGAGTTGGAGTATAGAGAGCATGCCCGACTTCGTGGCCAACCAAAAGGTCATTAAGATATTTTGAATCCGACGACCACAAAGGTAATCCCAGTGTTCGAGTAGAGGGAACGAAATACGCTGTTTTATAGTTACCAACTTGGACAGTGATATTTTCTTTCGCAAGTAGATTTACAAGTAGTTTATTCATTCTTTATTCCTCAATTTCAATACATGTATTATAACACAATCTCTGTATAATATCAACACATTTAACACATTTATTAGAACTTGGAGTTATATCGATATAACATTTAGTTATATCGTTTAGATTTCCAAATATAGGTGTTTTCCAATTCATACAACCATTATACAGGGACATTAATTAGTTGTCAACAACTAAATGCATTATTTCACACAAATCTTTTTATGGTGGTATTAACTTAGTTTATGAGGTGCTGATGTTTAAATAGAGGACTCAAACGCTGCGTACGCTGAATAAGATATAATGTCATGGGTTATCATCGTGCCGTATGCAAGCTATGAGACGAAACTAAATGAATAGGTGTTGTGAGACCGACATAACTCATCGGTCTCTGAACATATACCTTATTTTATGACACTAAAGTTACGAGATTTGACGAATTCTATCTTAGAGCGGAACTTATCTGCTAGCATATCACCTTTATGACTGATAATGAATGTGTTAGTTTCCATACCGAGCGTATCCATTATTTTCATTAGATTATCAACCGAATCTTGGTCAAGGCTAGAATCGAATGTTTCGTCGAGTATCAAGAGATTGGTGCTGGCGCTGTTCTTGAGCTTGGCGATTTGGCGCCACGCGAATAACAAGGATATGTCAATCTTCATCTTCTCACCTTCGCTAAATGAGGAATAGCTGAAAGCATCCCTATATCGTGATCTGATCGTCTCATTGAAGTTCTCATCAATGTTGAAGTCTACAAAGAAATCCAGTATCTGAAGGTACTTGTTGACAATAGAGTTCATTACCGGCAGATATTCCTTGATGATCTTAGTTTTGATACCTGTATCTTTCAACATCTCATTACAAGCATTGAAGTATGTCTGTTCTTCATTCAACCTGGCCTTGGTCTCCACGATAACATCTCGTTGAGTAACTAGATTGTTCAGGGCATCTGTCGCGACACTCACATCTCCGTCCTGACTATTCAACTTGGTAACATTACCTTGCTTTACCCGGATCTTTTCTTGCAGACTCTTGATACTGGAGTTATTGTTTCTAATAGTCACCTTGTGATCATTCATCTTATTCATTTCGACCTGTAATGTCATAATAGAAGATTTCAGAACCGTGCTCTTACCTTCA